TTATGTGAAGGAAAAAGCAGGACGACCAGGCGGAGCGCGGGTTTGCGGGTAGAGCCAGGGGAAGAAGTGCCAGAGTTGCACCACCGCACGCGCGATGCGCCGGCGGGTATAACGCTGGAGCACTGACACCAGCAGCGTAAGCACCATCAGCATTCCCGGCACATGAGCCAGCAGAACGCAGTAGCCGCACGCCTCAGCGTGATCGACCGGCATCATCACCGGTGCACCGCTGTGGTGCTCCATCGGCATGCTCATTTCGTGATGCATACCCGGCATGGCGCTCATGGGATCTTTTTGCAACGAGACGGAGATAAGTGGCGCAATGATAATCAGCGCAACGGCGAACAGCGCCAGCCAGGCGGCAGCGCGTTGTAAGCGTAGATGCTGAAGGGGATTGCGGGTCACGACACCTCCGGTTGCGGAGGCCTAGTGTAAATGAATTACAGGGAAACTGTTAACGTAGAGATAAAAATCGCTTTATTGATACCTTTTTCTGGCTGCCAGCCAGAAGAGTAACACTTAGTTAAGACGCTCCTTTTATCACCAAGCAAAAAACATACACTTACCTTATCAAACAGAAGGTTAACGTTATATTTGGTGCAGTGAATTGCAGTGTTATGCAACCTCTGCCGCCACCTTGTCGCCAACATAGAGAGATAGCGGGTTGAGGGTAACCGCCTGTTCGAGATGGTCAGGGGCGAAGTGCGCATACTTCATCGTTTCGCGAATATTGGCATGACCGAGTATTTTTTGCAGAACCAGGATGTTTCCGCCATTCATCATAAAATGCGCGCCAAAGGTATGGCGTAAGACATGTGTTTTCTGCCCTTCGCTTAGCTCGATATTCGTCAGCCTGAGCATCTTTTTAAACTCCTGATAGCAGGGTTTAAACATCCTGCCCTGCCGCCCGGATAACTCATCGTAGAGCCATTCAGGTATCGGTACCGTTCGGTTCTTTTTGCCTTTCGTTTTGGTGAACGTCAGTTTGTGCGGTGAGAGCTGCGGGCGCGTGAGTCTCTCCGCTTCGCCCCAGCGTGCGCCCGTTGCAAGGCACACTTTAACAATTATCGTAAGATGTTCTTTACCGTATTGCTCGCACGCTCGGAACAGCTCGGAGATTTGCGAAAGCGTCAGCCAGGACATTTCCTTCTCGGCTTCTTTGAACACCCGAACTCCATCTAGCGGGTTAGGCAAACTCCACTCCCCTAACCGCCGCAACTCATTAAACACCGCTTCAAGGTACTGCTGCTCGCGGTTGACGGTAATCGGCTTAGCGACCCATTTCGCCGGATCTTTATGGTATCCATTGTCTATCTCGCCACGCAGTCGACGGTCACGATAATGCGCCCAGTCTTTAGCGGTAAGACGGGATGCGACAGGGTCGCCCAACCCGTTACACACGATCTGAAGTTTTGCCAGCCGTGACTTGCTGGCGACCAGCGCCTGCCCATGTAAATTATGCCAAAGCTGGATAATCTCACTTAAGCGCCGGCGGTCCTCTTTCTTAGCGAGCCACGGCTTGTCGTCACTCTCATTTTTGGTGAATGACTCGAACGCCTCAGCTTCGCCTTTAGTATTGAACTGGCGACGAATGCGCCGCCCTTCCCGACCGTTCGGATAGAGCTCGCATAACCACTTGCCGTTTTTTTGTTTACTTACCGTCATAGCATTCCAGACTGAGGGACTCGCAGAACATGCTCAAATAGGGGTAACGCTAAACCTGAGGTGTTCCCTCCTCCCCTTAAATATGTTTCTCCAGCGAGAAAATCACCGCTCCGGATGGCGTAATGTCCGCGATGTTGCACTCGAACTCTGCCGTCCGGTTAGACAATCTGACTTTATTACCCGGCAGGCGAATAACGTCAAATACGTCGAGAGCACCATCGATACTGATAAGCCAGCGCCCGTTGCTAATTTTTGACGCAGATTTATCGACGAGCCACGACGAACTCACCCCATCGATGTACATCAAATCACCGTGGTTCTCAGGGATCATTGACGGATCCGGGCACCAATGTCCTGACGGCTTGAGCTCCCCGGCCTCAAGCCGGAATTTATTAATCTCAGGGCGGCTGACAACCGGCGCTTCTTTGTTTTCCCACATGCTCCCTTTTCCTGTAGAAAGCCAGGCCAAAGACGCTCCGGTATCAAGGGCGCAGGTTACCACCACATCACCGGGGAAAAATTCACGCCGGACCCATGTGCTGATAGTGCCAGAAGAGATACCCAGTAAGTCGCCCAACTCCTTCTGCATGGTGAATCCGTAGGCATCAAGGATCCGGCGTAAAACCGGCTTCCCACCGCTTGCCATTATCTCATCATAAAGCGGTTTGCCTTTGAGGTCGTTCTCGCGCCCACCATGATTTGCATTTGCAAACTCACCATTCACCAGCCAGCCTACATCAGCGCCAGTGTCCAGCGCACATTCAACAAAAACACTACTGGGGATTGTGTTTCTTGCAAGCCAACTACTGACGTTATTCGCATGAATGCCAAGCCTTTCAGCAAGTTCTTTTTGCTGCTTAAAGCCGTACGCGGAAAGCACGCGCTCAAGGGCTGCTGGCGCACTGACATCATTTTTAGACATATACCACCAACAATATTTTTGTTTACATCAAAATTTTAGCGATCTATATTGATGTTCATCGGCCAGGATGCACACCATTGCACTTCATTTCACACAATAGGAGATAATGCGACATGTCAGATGCAAAATCAATCTCGGCGTATGACTCGCAGAACTTACAAAATCAAACTGTGCTGTTAGATCCAGCACAGTTCAGCGCCATCGTCACGGCCATGCTTCCCGCAATGGAAAACATGATCCGCTCAGCAATGTCCGACACCATGACCGTGAAAGATTTTGCGGCCGCACGCGGTGTCAGTGAGCGTCTGGTCTGGCAATGGCTGGATGAGGGCATCTTACTCAAAGCCCCAACCAAAGACTTCTCGAACAAAGAAGAAGCTGGCAAACGTAGCCGCACACTCATCAACGTCAAAGCATGGCGCGACAAGTTGACTCAACAGGCGATTGATTGCCGCTACATCGATCACCGCTCCGCGGTGAACTTAGTTTGAATATGCAAACTTCATTGTCACTATCTGACGATATACCAACCTCACCACCGGTTAGTCTCTTTAACCTGAGACAGGGGGAATTATGGCTATCGAAGCTGCATCGGTAACGACCCCGCTGACAGCGGGAGAACGCCTGAACGGCCTCAATCATGTCGCTGAATTGCGCGCCAGATACTGGAGCGATAGCTGGAAAGACGTTGAGCAATTTGTCGATGATATGCGTGATAAACGTGACCCGCACGTTGTCGAAAATACCCGGGCGATGGCCGCCATTTTCTTTCTGGCAAAAATACCGGCGGCTCGTCATGAGCTCGAATTAAGTGAACTGACTACTGAGGAGAAAAAAGCGCTTATTACTGCCATGAACCATTTTCGCGCAGTAGTGAGTTTATTCCCCAAACGGCTAACCATGCCGAATTAACCCTAACCGCAAACAAATGGCGTAAACCCGCCGGGATTCTTATTGCCCAAAATCAGGAAAATTAACCATGCGAAATAACGAAAGCCATAACGTTAAAACCGATAGCGACACGCTGAGCGTATTACTGGCCGATGCCAAAAATGAAGAACGTAAAGACCGCGCTCGCGCCGTTGCAATGCGTCTGGAAACGCTGGCCTCTCACATTACCAACCGAGAACTGAACAGTACAGAAGCCGCAGAACTCCTGCGGCATGAGGCTGTGCGCTTTGCAAATGAATCACAGGAGCTGCACTAATGGCGGACGCGATGGATTTTGCACAACAGCGCGAGCAGGAGGACCGCGAGCGCCATATACATAACGCGCGAAGTCGTATTACTGCGCCCTCTCGATTCTTTTGCGAGGAGTGCGACGCCCCCATCCCGGAAGCTCGCCGAATCGCCATTCACGGGGTGACGTTATGCGTGACCTGCCAGCAAATCGCAGAGCTAAAAAGTAAACATTACCGTGGGGTATGAGTTGGCCATTCAATATGCTTACCCATGGAATGCTCCGCGGCAGGCCATCGCCACACCTTATCTTACTCACGACCAACTGCAGCGCCGCGAACGTATGTTCGCGGCTTTGCTGCATGCGCGAAAAGCGCTTTCTCTCCAGCCCGAATGCATCCGCTTCGATGTTTATCGCACCGCAGCGGCGCTGGAGCAATATCACGGCAGTCAACGAGCCAATGCTTTTTTAATCAGCTTCTGCAAAAAGGCATTGCCGCGTCTTGAACTGGTCGCAAAAAAATACGCGTGCGCGGGAATTACCTGTAACGTGTCCGCCGCTGTTTTTGGCGGGCATTTTGATAGCAGACTTATGCAGTACCTGGCGTCACGCATGGTCAATCTGGTCGCCAGATATAACCGTCTCCCGGATATGTCTCGCGCCGATATTGATCTACTGGCCGCTGACATCGCTAATTTCATTCGTGCCGAACTGGCTGACATTAATGACTCCGGTTTAAGTGAGCTTAAAACACTGCACAGCTGGTACATGCGAGCCGCGTTAATTTCACAGCAGTTCAATGTTCCCCCGCCACAATGGGAACGGGTAACGAAGAAATATGTCGGTGAGGAGGAAATCGCTCCGGCAGTGATGCGCATGTTTAACGAAATATGGTGGCGTGGCCGCCTGCGTCGCGCAGCAGCGGCATGGCGTGAACATCTGCAAATCGCTGTCGGTAATGTCAGCAAGAAAAGACACGTCTATGCGAGTAAAAAATGCGTGACGGAGTGGCGTGAGCAGAAACGCCGCACGCGCGAATTTCTTAAAGGAATGGAGCTCGAGGATGAAGATGGCAACCGTATTAGCCTGATAGAAAAATACGACGGCTCGGTCGCTAACCCTGCAATACGCCGCTGTGAGCTGATGACCCGTATTCGTGGTTTTGAAAACATCTGCAATGAGCTTGGCTATGTCGGCGAGTTTTACACCCTTACCGCCCCGTCTAAATACCACGCAACCACTAAAGCCGGCTATCGCAACAGCAAATGGAACGGCGCCAGCCCGTCAGACACGCAAGGTTATCTCACTCGTCTTTGGGCACGTATTCGAGCCAGGCTACATCGGGAGGAGATCCGCATTTTCGGCATCCGCGTTGCCGAACCCCATCACGATGGCACCCCGCACTGGCATATGCTGATGTTTATGCTGCCAGAGGACGCCCAACGCGTTCGCCGCATCATTCGTGACTACGCGTGGGAAGAAGACAACTACGAACTGAAAAGCGACAAGGCGAAAAAAGCGCGCTTTCACAGTGAAACCATCGATCCGGAAAAAGGTAGCGCAACGGGTTATGTTGCTAAATACATCTCCAAAAACATCGACGGCTATGCCCTTGATGGCGAAACCGACGCCGAAAGCGGCGAACTCCTGAAAGAGACCGCACCCGCCGTTTCAGCCTGGGCCGCGCGCTGGCACATTCGTCAGTTTCAGTTTATCGGTGGTGCGCCGGTGACGGTTTACCGTGAACTGCGACGTCTTGCTGATAGTGAGACGGCACACGGCCTGAGCGTTGAGTTTGCCGCCGTCCATGATGCCGCCGACGCCGGTGACTGGGCTGGCTATGTAAATGCACAGGGGGGGCCCTTCGTGCGCCGCGATAACCTGCAGGTACGCACTCTTTATGAGCCCCGCAACGAATTCAACCGCTATGGCGAGGAAATGGTCTGCATCCGCGGCGTGTACGATCCCAGCATCGGGGCTGGCACCCCGATTTTAACCCGATTGACGCAGTGGAAAATTGTGCCAAAGCGGGCCGTTGACGTTAAGGGCGCTCCTGCGCCCTCTCGGAGTTCTGTCAATAACTGTACGGCAGGTGATTCTGATCCGCCTCTTATCGATTTAACAAAACCGTTGAACCGATACGAAAGACGGAAACTCACAAACCGGTTGAAGGTGCTAAAACCCGTTTCGGCGCCAGGAATATCCTCAAAAGAGCAGCGAACGTGTCAGTAGCCACAAAACCGATAGTGAGCTAATTCACATCCATATCATGCACATACATCATTTGCCTGATTGACATTTTTACTTCACATCATTTGCCAGAACGTGCTACTGTATAAATATACAGTAATTCGTATTGGGAGGGATTTCATGGTTGGGGAGCATTTCAGCCGAACGCAACAAAAATGGGCTTGCGTGCAATTCATCGCAGAGGTGTCTCTGATTGCAAACTGCAAACCGTCAGACCTTAAGCTCGCACTGACTCTTATTGCTGATTTAGCAAACAGCGAGAATATCGAACCAGAAAAAGAAATTTTTTATAAGGCTGAATAAAATATGGGGTTTCACCACATATCTGGCAGGGAAGCGCCAGGTGGTAGATTTCAACACCCCCTGAAAAACGAGAGCAAACAGTAATGACCTAATCGCGCTGACGCAAAGAAAGCCCTTTTGCGTCGGTGTGGTTGAATCCTGACCTCACAAAAACGCGTTCCCCCACTCCTTTCCCGTACTGGCGCCCTGCATGCCAGTTTTTTTGATCCCGCTTGATTTTCCATTTTTCCAGACACCACGCCGTAGCGCCTTCACCGCGGATGTTGTGCAAGGCATCAGCAGGCCGTCATGAGTGGCCTGACATACCAGGAGTCTGGAAACTGGCGATAACCGCTCAGTCTGATGAGGTTGTCATGGCGACACGAGTATTAAAAAAATCCGATGCACAGCAGGATGCCCCCGTCGTGGTCAACCTCTCTTCTGACATCGGTGATGCAGTGATTAAAAACACGTTCTTCTTCCCTGATGTAGATCCAGCACGGATCCGCAAGCTGATGAGGCTGAAACAGCGCGTTTCTCCTCTTCGCCTTCGTCAGGTCATAAAAACCGTTATGGCAGAAATCAATGCTGAACTGTACGACTACCGGGCGCAGCAGATGGCGGCGGGGTTTGAGCTGTTGGCAGACGTACCGGCGGTAAAAATCGATGATGAGAGCGAACGCGTTTTCTACTACCTGAAGGCCGTGACCGCACTGGCAACGGCCACCCTGTCTGGACGCAACGGCAACATGATAGCGGCCGGCAATAACACACCATTCAACAATCCAGGACAACGCCGATGAAAGTTTACGCTCTGCAGGGCGACACCCTCGACGCACTATGCGCCCGCTACTACGGACGTACTGAGGGTGTGGTCGAGACTGTATTACAAGCTAATTCCGGATTATCTGAGCTGGACGTCGTCCTGCCGCACGGAACCGCCATTGACCTGCCTGACGTCCAGTCATCACCTGTTGCTGCCACGCTTAATCTGTGGGACTGAGAGGTATGACAGAAGGTGAAAAAGGTGTCCTGTCGTTATTTGTCATTGGAGCACTGATCGTCGTCGGGAAAGTACTGTCAGGTGGTGAACCTATTACTCCGCGCCTGTTCATCGGTCGCATGCTGCTTGGCGGGTTTGTATCGATGGTGGCGGGCGTAGTGCTGGTGCAGTTTCCCGACATGTCGTTACCCGCCGTGTGCGGAATAGGTTCCATGCTGGGCATTGCCGGTTATCAGACCGTTGAAATTGCCATTCAGCGTCGTCTCAAATCCCCGAGGAAAAAACAGGATGCCGAACATTAATACACACCCGAATATTGCGGCCTTCCTCGATATGCTGGCTTATTCCGAAGGGACCGCCACGCATCCGCTGACGAAAGATCGCGGCTACGACGTGATCGTCACCGGGATTGATGGCAAACCGGAGATTTTCACTGACTACCGCGATCACCCCTTTGCACAAGGCCGGCCTGCGAAAGTGTTTAACCGTCGCGGTGAAAAATCTACCGCCTCAGGCCGTTATCAGCAGCTTTATCGCTACTGGCCACACTATCAGCAGCAGCTCTCGCTGCCAGACTTTAGCCCGCTTTCACAGGACAAACTCGCCATTCAGCTCATCCGCGAACGTAGTGCGCTTGAGGATCTACGAGAAGGAAGGATTGAGAGCGCAATTTCACGTTGTTGCAATATCTGGGCCTCTTTGCCAGGTGCCGGTTACGGGCAGCGTGAACACAACCTCGAAATGCTTATCGCCGTCTGGCGCAACGCAGGTGGGGTAATGGCATGAAGATTTTGGCCATTTTACTGGCGCTGGCCGTATCCGGACTCCTGTGGATGCAGCGAACAAACAGCACGCTAACCCGCTCACTGGCGTCAGCAAATCACATCACCAGTCAGCAGAAATCAGAGATTGTCCTGCTGAATTCACAGCTCCGGGCAGCTGGCCAACTTGCCCGACGTAATGAATCTGCTCAGGTCACGCTGCGCGAACAACTCGCAAACGTCAACGAGGAGGCCCGGCGCCGCGAACAGGACATCACAAGGTTGCTCAATGAAAACAAAGCATTTCAGCACTGGTACAACGCTCAGCTTCCTGATGCTGTGCGTCGGGTGCACATCCGCCCCGCCTGTGCCAGCGCCGGTGATTGCCATCCAGGGCTGCCCAAGGGTGAGCCTGTGCCCAATGCCGGAAAGTGATCCGAAAACCAATGGCGACCTGAGCGCGGATATTCGCCGCCTTGAAAGCGGGCTGACCGCCTGTGCGCTTCAGGTTAAAACTATCAAAGACTGTCAGGATGAACTCGATGCAGAAACCGAAAAACCTGCGCGACGCGCTGATTAACGCCGTACCGCAGCTAAGTACCCACCCGGAGATGTTACAACTCTCGGTTGAAAGCGGGCGCACAGACTCCCGGCTGGCCAGCTCACTGTCGTTTGAGAAGATCTACACGCTGAATATTCATATCACCAACTTCACCGGCGACCTTGACGCGATTTTCGTGCCAGTCCTGGTGTGGCTACGTGAGCATCAGCCAGACCTGATGACCACCGATGAGGGGCAGAAAAACGGGTTCACCTGGCTTGTTGCTGTCAACACCGACGACTCACTCAACATCACCCTCACCCTGAAGCTTACCGAGCGCACCCTAGTCAAAGAAGTGAATGGTGAGCTACACGCGAGCTATTCACCTGAGCCAGCGCTGCCGGAGCCGGTTACCCGACCGGTTGAGCTCTACATCAACGGCGAACTGATCAGTAAGTGGGTTGAGTGAAACAACCTTCTGAGCAAGTAAATATTGTGTGAGCCATCACCGCAGGCGCTACGGTTGGCGCCGCTGCAGACCAAAGGCATCCTTCCACTATGAATACATTATCTTCGATACAGGAACTCGCCCGTGCGGTACGCAACCTCATTCGTACCGGTGTGGTTATTGAGGTTGATACTTCACAGGCGCTTTGTCGCGTCCAGAGCGGCGGGCTTCAGACGACCTGGCTTAACTGGCTGTCGGCGCGAGCGGGTCGCTCCCGCACATGGTGGGCTCCCTCTGTCGGTGAGCAAGTATTGCTGCTGGCCGTTGGCGGCGAGCTGGATACCGCTTTTGTCCTACCGGGAATTTTCTCCGATGACCACCCTGCACCTTCAGCCTCGGCGGATGCCTGGCATTCGGTATTCCCTGATGGTGCGGTTATCGAATACGAGCCCGAAACGGGCGCCCTGACCGCTAGCGGGATTAAAACGGCTGACGTCACCGCCTCAGCGTCGATTACCGCCACCGTCCCGGTCGTTCTGGTTAAAGCCTCGGAGCGCATTACCCTCGATACCCCGGAAGTCATCTGCACCAATAAGCTGACAACCTCATCGCTTGAGGTACAGAAAGGCGGGACGATGAGCGGCAGCATTCAACACACCGGTGGCAACTTTACATCGAACGGCGTGCAAGTGGATAACCACCGCCACGGCGGCGTGGAATCAGGCGGGAGCTGGACGGAGGGCACACAATGACCGAGCGATTTTTGGGGATGAACCGCGGCAGCGGAATGAGTATCACGGATGGTGAACATATCAGCCAGAGCGTACGCGACATATTGATAACGCCGATTGGTTCACGCGTGATGCGGCGCAACTATGGTTCCCTGCTCTCCGCCCTGATTGACCAACCGCAAAATGAGGCGCTCAGACTGCAAATCATGGTGGCGTGCTATTCGGCGGTCCAGAAATGGGAGCCACGCATCAGGCTGACCGCCATCAGCTTTGAGACCGGCGGCGCTGGCGAGATGTATGTCGATATTACCGGGGCGCTTGCCGATACCGGCGCGCCAATTTCAACCACCGTATCTCTGAGTTAAATCACTATGGCAACCGTCGATCTGAGTCAGCTACCCGTTCCCGATGTGGTCGAGGAGCTGGACTATGAAACCATTCTTGCGGAACGCAAAGCGACACTGATTTCGCTCTATCCAGAAGACCAGCAGGAGGCCATTGCCCGGACACTGGCACTTGAGTCGGAGCCGATTGTAAAGCTGCTGCAGGAAAACGCCTACCGTGAAGTTATCTGGCGTCAGCGGGTGAACGAAGCCGCGCTGGCGGTGACGCTGGCCTATTCCAACGGTGATGACCTCGACGTCGTGGCCGGGAACAACAATACCGGACGCCTGACCATCACCCCGGCGGATAACACCACCATTCCTCCGACCCCTGCCGTGATGGAATCCGATGCTGACCTGCGACTGCGCACGCAACAGTCATTTGAGGGCCTGAGTGTGGCGGGTCCGGTTGGGGCGTATGAGTATCACGGTCGCAGCGCCGACGGGCGGGTCGCTGACGTCTCTGTCACCAGCCCGTCGCCAGCCTGCGTGGCGATTTCCGTGCTATCCCGCGAGGGTGACGGTACCGCCAGCGCTGACCTTCTGGCGATTGTTGATAAAGCGCTGAATGCCGAAGATGTGCGCCCGGTGGCTGACCGAGTGACTGTCCAGCCAGCCGAGATTGTGCCGTACCAGATTGACGCGACACTCTACGTTTACCCCGGCCCCGAATCTGAGCCCATCAGGCAGGCATCAGAGCAGAAGTTACAGAGCTACATCAGCGCGCAGCACCGCCTCGGGCGTGATATCCGTCTGTCGGCCATTTACGCGGCGCTGCATGTTGAGGGGGTACAACGTGTAGAGCTGGCGTCACCGCAGGCTGACATTGTGCTGAGTAAGTCGCAGGCGTCGAACTGCACCGAATACCGGATAACTATCGGGGGCTCAGATGAGTGACCGGCTGTTACCCGTTGGTTCGTCGCCGCTGGAGGTTGCTGCCGCTGCCGCCCTCGCTGAGATTCAGCGCGTGCCGGTACCGCTACGCACCCTGTGGAACTGGCGCACCTGCCCGGTAAACCTGCTGCCGTATCTGGCGTGGGCACTGTCGGTCGACAGGTGGGATGAGAAGTGGCCAGAGGCGACTAAGCGCAGCGTCTGTGCCTCCTCCTTTTTCGTCCATCAGCACAAAGGCACCATCAGCGCATTGCGTCGGGTGGTTGAGCCGCTCGGGTTTCTGATAGAGGTGCGCGAGTGGTGGCTGCTCAACGAGGAGCCAGGCACGTTCCGTCTTGTTGTCGGCGTGCTCGACAGTGGCATCACTGACGAAATGTATCAGGAGCTTGAGCGCCTGATTGAAGATGCCAAACCGGCAAGCCGTCATTTGACGGGGCTGGCTATCAGCCTGAGCGCTACCGGCGAGCTTTATGTCGGCGCGGGATATTACGACGGTGACGCGCTGACCGTTTACCCCTACACCCCCGAGGAAATTGTTGTCGGTGGTGAATATTACCCGGCCTCGGCCATCCATTTGATTGATAACCTGAGAGTGAACGCATGACCGCAAAATATTTTGCCATTCTGACCAATCAGGGCGCGGCGCGGCTGGCGAACGCGACGGCACTCGGTACTAAGCTGAACCTGACCCAGATGGCGGTCGGTGACGCGAATGGTACGTTGCCGATCCCTGACCCGACGCAGACGAAGCTCATCAGCCAGAAGCGCATCGCGCCGCTGAACCTACTGACCGTAGACCCGAACAATACCAGCCAGATTATCGCGGAACAGATTATTCCCGAGAATGAGGGCGGTTTCTGGATCCGTGAGATAGGTCTCTATGATGATGCCGGGGTGCTTATTGCCGTGGCAAACTGCCCGGAGACCTACAAGCCGCAGCTGCAGGAGGGAAGCGGCCGCACACAGACTATTCGCATGATTCTGATTGTATCGAGCACCTCGGCTATCACACTGAAAATCGACCCGTCAGTCGTGCTGGCAACGCGTCAGTATGTTGATGACAGGGTTATCGAGGTGAAGAATTACGCTGACGGGCTCATGCGCGCCCACGAACAGTCACGCAACCATCCAGATGCAACCACTACTACAAAAGGTTTTACGCAGCTTAACAGTAGCGTGACGGATGACCGTGAGACTCAGGCGGCAACCCCGAAAGCCATAAAAATTGCGATGGATAACGCGAACGCACGGCTGGCTAAAGAGCGCGATCTCGCAGATTTACCTAATCCGACACTGGCCCGCCAGAATCTACAACTGGGTGACAGCTCGACGAAAAACACCGGTACAACTGCCAATACAGTTGCTGCGGGTGATGATGCACGTATCACCGGAGCGATGCAGAAAAACCAAAACGGTGCGGATATTCCAGATGTGCCGAAGTTTCTCCAAAACCTTGGTTTGAAAGAAGCAGCGAAACGGGACGTGGGCACTGGCGTGAACCAGATCCCGGATATGTCAGCGTTTGATGCTCAGTTAGCCCTTAGTGGCTACGCAAAAGAACCTTCTGGCCTAATCAGGCAATGGGTGGGTGGGAATACAGGGGGAATGGTTGCGGGGGAAATAAAAGTGATTGAACTCCCTTTCCCATTCCCTTCTGGCATTCTCGCGGTCGTACCTTACACGGGTGCGTTAGGCCCCGGATTTGGCGCAAGTGTGGGGATCAAATGGAGCGGGAGAAACCAAATCACGCTTTATAACTCATCGATGACGCAGGCAATTGCCGATTTTGGATTTATCGCATACGGGAAATAACGCCATGGACAAAACATTTAACTACGTTTTTAGCACAGTCAATAATCTCTTTTATCCTGTAGCGTTACGAGGAGATTATGAAAAGGTTGGGTCATGGCCTGCTGATCCAGTCAACGTGAGCGACGACGTTTATTTTGAATTCTCGGGAATACCGCCAGAGGGGAAAATCAGACGCTCCAACGCCAGCGGTATGCCCTGTTGGATTAATAAGCCATCGAAAAGCAAAGAAGAACTTATCACCGAAGCCGAAAAAACCAGACAGGTGCTTATCGCTCAGGCCAACGAGTTTATTAGCGGCAAACAGTGGCCCGGTAAAGCGGCGATTGGTCGGCTGAAAGGCGACGAGCTGGCGCAGTACAACCTGTGGCTGGATTATCTGGATGCGCTTGAGGCAGTAAACACGGCCAGCGCACCAGATATCAAATGGCCTACAGTTCCGGCTTCGGTGGAAGGGTAATGTCAGGCGCGGTACTGGTATCAACTTTAGTCAGTTTGTAGCGGTATCGCTGCCATTCGGCTAGCCGTGGCACGTCAGCATCGTCAATGTAGTCTCCAGCTTGAGCATCTGCCAGCGGGGCGATAATCGCCGTCGCCTCCACCAGCAACGCAGTTTTTTGTTGTTCCGCTTTTGCCACATCCGCAGCGTGCTGCGCTTTCGAGTCAGTCACCCACTGTCTACCGTCCCACTTATCGTATGGTGTGACCGGGGCCAGCGTAGTGGTATCAGCAGGATACCCCCCCGGCACGGTGATGGTAGCTTTCTCACCTGTCTTTGTGCTGTAAACCGTATCACCGCGATGGTCAACAATGTCATTCCAGGCTTTGCCATCCACCGTCCTGCAAACAGTAAAACCCTCTTTGATTTTGCCCGGAGCATCAATGCACGAATTGGCGGGAACGCCAACCCCCACGGGCAAAAATTCAACTGAGGAGGAAAGATATTCGTACGTCTTTCCATCGTAATTAAATACGGTGATATCACCAGCCACGATGGCAATAAGCTCGCTGTTTAATTGTGCCTGAGACATTATGCGGCCCTCACGATGTAATTAAATGCAATGTTGCACGGGGCTGTTTCGTTATCCCCTTCAGAGCTTATATAAATACCGCTGCTACCCGATATGGCAAAATAAACTTCTGATGCGCTTTTACGAAATTGCTCATGTACAGCAGGAGTCTGATACCCGTCCCCATTGCCAAAAAGCAATGCGTGAGTGTGCGATCTCAATTTGTCCCCGACGTAAGATAACAAGCCACGCCCCGGATCCAGATTGCGCCCATCATCCCAGCCACGAACAAATACCCCACGCAAATCAGGCAGGATAAGCGTCGGGTAAGCCTGCGCCAGCTTAGGATATTGAGCAGCGGTAAACGCCGCGCCGTTGCACTTGAGCCACCCCGTTGGTGGTGTTGAAGACGACCACGGGACAGGTACGCCGACAGGTAACGCGGAGCCTTCCCCTAAACC